CCTCAGTCTTTGGATTGACGATGAACCAAGGCAGGCCGGACTTTTCACAGGCAACACGGTCAGCCTCTGACGGCTTGGGGTTTGTTACAGGGTGGCTGTGGCAAATCGCCACTACCTCGCCCTTGTCCTCTACCTCATGCCAGCCGTCCAAGACAAAATGCTCGTCGGGTGTCTGGGCAATGTTGCGACAGGGGAAGTAACGACGCCTGCCCTTCACAACAGCAACTAAGCCGCAGGCTTCCTTAGGAAACTCATCCTTGGCGTGCTGCAGGATTTCCGCCTGCATCGTGGCGGTCAGCTTCATCGCGTCAGGCCAGCTCCAGGGAAAGATCCAAACGGCAGCGTTCCGTTTTCACCAAACCGCAGCTTGCAAGATGCAAGACGCTTGCCGCACACATCCTGAGCCAGCGTGCTGACGCTGTTGCCATTCACGTCAAAGTAGTTGCTGCCGGTATAGCTGCACTCGCTGCTCCTGTAGATCCATTGGCAGGTGTTAGCCACAATCTGCCGCTTAGGCAGTTTCTGCCCGACAAGATCAAACTCACTGGCAAGCTCGAAGGTGACAACGTCGCGGGTCTCTGTTGCCTTGCGGTTGATGCGCCAAATCTCCGTGGGGAACCTGGCGTTAGGGTCAGCCGTTGATTCACCGTCTAGGTAACGCTTTAAGGTGCGGATCCGCTTGACCGTCGCGCCTGTCAGATCGTTGCCCGTTGTTGTGGCATTGACCAGCGCCAGCAGCGTGGTCATGGTCCCGTCCAGGTTGGCGATGCTTAGCGTCGGTTGCGGAAGCGTGCCGCCGGAGCGCATCTCAAAACCATCAGCTTGAACAGGGAAGCGCGTGTAGGCGTTGCCATCAAACACGATGTTGCCTGTCACGTTGGCATTACTACCGGCATGAAAGCGGTAAACGTCTGTACTGCCGTGCAGCGTGTTGTCTAGCTGCAGCTCAAACAGCTCAATAATTGCGCTAGGCGCAAGAACAGAAACGTCCTCATAGACGCTGCTGATCGCAGTCCAAACAACGGTGTTGTCAGTGACTGTGCTGCCGATGTCTGTTGGCCAGCTCGGCTCACTGCTGGCAGAAGTGCCAGCTGTTGTGCAGCGAAACCACAGGCCACTGGCTTGGCTCGTGGTGGCCCTGCGTATATCACCAACAGAAAAGGCTGTGCTGGCTGCCCATGCTCCAACTGCTGCCATTACGGTTCAAAAACTTGGCGGAACGTTGCATTGATTGTGGCCCGGTTCACATAGGGGATGGATTTACTCCAGCTCTCGCAAACAAACTTTGAGGAACTGCCTTCCCCTGGTGGTGTGAAATCAAATGAAGCTGAATCATCAGCCCGTGCATCTAAGAAGGTTTCAATCGTGTCTGAATCAGTTTCAGAGACCTCAAAGGTCAGCTGATACACCTTCGGATTTTGATTGAGCCCATACTTGAGCCTTGCTTCGTAGCCATCACCAAAACGCACAGACCGCGTTACAGGGCGATTGCGTTTTTGTATCCCGTATGTGGGCGTGATTGAAGGGAAAGTAGCCATCAGACAGCAGCAAGTAGGCCACCAGGCCGTTTCTGTTTCAGCAGTTCCTGTTGTACTGCCAACCCGATGGCCTTGCCAAGTTGAGCGCCCTGCCCGCTGCTGGCATCAGCTGAGGTTTCAGAAGCGTCAACGTTGACGGTGATTGTTGTGCCGCCCATGCCGACACCGTTTGGCAGGATCGTCCCAGCACGGTCAGGAACAAACAGCTCAGGCCCTCGCTCACCGACGATCGAGGGGCGACCAACAGCTGGACGGCCACCATTTGCAAAGCCGGGGAGAGCAGAAAACAAACTGCTCCCAGGAAAAGCAACCTGAAGGAGTGTGTTGACGCCCAACTGCAGGAGCTGATTAGCAACGTTGTTGAGCACGCCTGACAGCGCCTCCGTGGCGCTCTTGGCTTGCATCAACGAATCAACGATTGCTGTGCTGATTGTGTTGCCAACCTGTTCGTACAGGTCGTTCAGGACTTTGGCCTGCCTCGCCCTTTCCTCTTCAATGCGCTTGGCCTCACGGTTTTGCTGGTTTTGATAGGCCAGTTTGCCTGTCAATTTGATTGCTTGATCAACCAGCGTTGCATTGTCCTCAGTCCTGATTGCAGTGAGTTCCCCAATGTCGAACAAAAGCTGCGCTTGAACCCTTTCTTCTTCAGTGCCAGCGGCAGCCAAAGCATTCCTCAACTCAAGCTGTTTGACCTGCCCCTTAAGGCTTGCTAATGGATCAGTGGGGGTGCTGCCTTTGCTGCCGCCACTGCGTGGATCTGTTAGCGCTGGCGGCTTTGTCGGCCTTGCTGTGGGCTCATCAACTGTCATGAACCCTTTTTCCAGTTCCTTGATCCGGCCTTCAAGGAATGTTCTCTCACCCTGCAGCCGGGCGAGGATCCCTTGTTCAGTTGCAAGCGGTGAGACGGTTGTTTGAGGCAGAACTTGGCCGTCAATGCCACGAATCGGCAGGCCAGGTGTTGTGAGGGTTATGCCTGCTGCCTCAATGTTTTTGATATTGGTTTGCGTTTCCTTGATTTCTTCGGCAACAGTTTTCAGGCGTGCTGTTGCTGTTGCGTAATCAGGCCCAGCCAATGCCTTGTTGATGGCATCAACGATTGCGATTGATGTATCAAGAACAAAATCAAGAATTGGCTGCAGTGTGTCACCAATCTTGGTCGCCAGCCTTCCTACATTGTCCAGCAGCGTGCTGAACTTGCCCGCCAGCGTGTCGGACTGGGCAATCGCACCATCTGCATATTTACCGCCTTCTTCGGTTAGCTCCACCAAAGCAAACCTGACAGCATCAGCACCAAAACGGCCCTGCTCCAAGGCTTTTTGGAACTCGTCTGCTGTCAAGCCGTATTGGCTTCTCAGTTGCTCTTGCAAGTTGACACCACGCTCTTGAAGCTGCAACAGCTCTTCACCCTGCAACCTGCCCTTAGCTTGAATCTGACCGAAGGCCGTAGCGATGCCGCCAAGGTCGGCACCAGTCGCGCCAGCAACATCAGCAAGCCTTTTCGTGACATCAGTAACGGCTTCAGTTTCAACCCCAAATGCCTTTAGCCGTTTTGCTGTTTCAATCAGCTCAGCACTTGTAAAAGGTGTGACCGCACCGAAAGCCTGCAGTTCACTGATGATGCCTTTGGCAGTATCGAGAGAACCTGTAAGCACCTCAAGGCTTCTCGTTTGGCGTTGCAGTTCTGCTGTTTTGAAAATGACAAACTTACCGGTCTGAAAGATTCCAAAACCAAGAGCAAGACTTTTTACAGCCTTGCCAAGCCTGTTGACCCCTTTTGACGCAGTATCGGCAGCTCTACCTGTATTTCTAATCGCACTGTTTGTACGACGGATGCTGTTCTGCGCTCCTTTTGCAGCTTGCTCCAGGCGTTTCGTGCTGTTCGTAATCTTGCCGATCTTGCCGCTGGCCTGATCGTTCAGCTTGATCAGCAGGGTTACGTCCTTTGCCACGGCTGCTTAGCAATAAGTCAATACTACCGCCGCCTTTGCTTTGCGCGCTGCATCGCTTGCTCTTCCATGTCTGACTTCAGTTCGTAGTACGCAGCAAAATGGACAAGCTCCGCATCGGTCAACTCCGTGCGAAGCCTGCTGACTGTCATACCTAATTCGCAGGCCAGGTGGAACTCAAAGAAAGTCCACTTGTCCTGCTTCAGTCGTTTTTTGCGTCTTCGAGATCGGCATCATCTCCAAGGCCGAACAAGAACAGCTCGATCTCATTCAGTACAGACTCAGGCAGCTGGCGCTGCAGCTTGGTTGCATCCGCAGCAGCAAAAGCCTTAGTGCCATCCTCAAGCTCTGCAATCTGACAGAGCATATTGGTGCTGATGTCTAAAGCCTCATCAGTACCGGCCAGCTGTTGTGCTCTCTTGCGGTCGGCGCGGGTGATTGGTTTGAAGTACAGGTCAATGACCTTTTTGCCGTCTGCGTTCTTCAGCTCAAACTTGCGACGCTGGTTGAGGTCAAACGCCCCAACCAGCAAGTCAACTGTGCGATTTCCAGCAGGCATTTAAGCGACACATTTGTCGCCTAAACTATAGCCTCATCACTCAAGGTTGGAAGTGATAGTGCCGGAAGTGATGAAGTTGCAGCTAGCGACAACAAGTTCACCAACAGTTGAAGTGATCTCCATGTCGGTGATGATGCCCGCAAAAGACACTGAATCGGTGCCATTTGTATTGCCTGTCGTGAAAAGCTCGAAGGTGGCATCTACCGCATCTGCTGTCTTGATTACGTCTTCGATGATCTCAGGCTGGTTGGTTGCGTCAGGGTCGTAGACAATCTCAACCGTTCCAGAGCCAGAGATAAGGCCACCGACAAAATTCCTGAACGTGTCGCCATGATCGGTGACGTCCAGCGTTTCCTTGGTGATGCTCAGGCTCCAGCTGCGTGTGCCGACGACAGTGGCGAGAGTGCCGCCGCCAGTCTCAAACTCAACTGAGCCTTGTTCTCCACGGATGATGGCCATGGTCAGAGTTCCTCGATAAATTCAAAGGCCACACGGACCTGGGTTTGAAAGTAACCCTCGGGACTTGGTGAACCCAAGGCCTCTGGGCCATTTGCAGCGTCGAAGAAAACCCCCGACACGATGATTCGATTATACAAATCTCGTATGCGTTTACCAATGACAAGGTTGGCCCCAGGGCCAACGCCTTTGGGCGTGAAAATGTTGATCAATGTGAGGCCAGCAATCCGGTTGTAGCCACTGGTTGTCAGACCGTGGCCCAGATATTCATTGGCCCCAAAAGCCGTCAAGCATTGCACCCAAGAGCTGTTAGGCGTTGGCTCGTAAGGCATGTTGTTGAACACCACAGGCAAAGCAGGGCTGCCTGCAAGCTCGGTGGCAAGCCTGCCTTCAACCGTTGCGCGGATTGCGTTGAGATCAGCAGCGGCCATTAGCCAAGTCTCCGGACGGCCCTACGAACAATCTTAGGCATGTCTTTGTCGGCGACTTCCTCCAGGATTGATTCGTGGTAGTTCTTCTGTGTGCCCTGTCGTGTCCTGTATTGCCCGCCCCAAGACGGCGGCAGGTTCTCGCCCGTGATCACCGGCTCTGCGTACACCGTGTTGTTGAACACGCGGCCTTGCCTTGGGTTGTCCAGGGTCATCTGCCAGTTGCCAATCAACACGCCCGTATCAACAGGTGTGCCTAGACCGCCCCTAGATGCTGCTTCGTAGAGCTTGAGCTTTGAATGCAGATCGATCGTGGCCTCTTTAACGACAGCCTCGGCCACCTCTTCTACAAAGTCGCCAAAGTCAATCTTGAGTGTTCCAGCCACGGTTACGCCCTCAGAATCAGCTCATGAATGATCGCAGTGCCGTCCTGTTCTGTCGTCTCCACACGAATGATCTGATGAACAACGCTGCTAATAACGACGCGATCTTTCGTCTCAGGCGCGGTGGCAAGGTCATCAGCGGCTACCGTTAGACGCTTGTCACCAGCCTGCACCAGTTCATTCACCTCGCGCAGGTTCACATTCTCAAGGATTCCCGGCACCGTGGTGTCAGTTTCGGTTTCAGCGATCGTGCCGTCTGACGTGTCGTAGGCACCAGCAGCAACAATCCGCACGGTTACATCACCGCCGAACTGCTTCAGCACATTGCTTGCAACCCTTGCTAGCGAATCAGCAAGTGCCATCAGAGGCGATAGGCAAGGCAAGCACCGCTGGTCAGCGTGATGCTCGTGATAATTCCGCAGATGTAGGTGTCAGCCACAAACGTCTCACCAGCAAGGGTGTTGCCGGTTGCATTCTGCACAGTGATCGCATCAATCACCGTGTCTTCCTTGAAATAAATCTTGCTGAACCTGCCGGTGTGGGCAGCAGTGTCAGAAACAAACTCGAAGCCGCCTGAGAGATCTGCGTACATGGTCAGCTCCGTTTGATAGCGATGTTGCCTGGTCCGCTAATTCTAAGACCCGTCAAGTACCTTTCAAACATCGGCGGGACGTGATCAGCACCAACAGCACCAGACTTATCGGGCGTGACATCAAGGCTGCCAATTTTGACGTTCTTGAAGTCGTTCAGGCCGCTCAGGCTGATGCCGTCCGTGTTGTTCTTCAGGTAGACAGCCAGCTCAATCTGAGCACGCTTCACTTGATCCGGAATCTCAGTGTCGGTGAAGTAATCCTCAGAGATGCGGAAAGGAAAGCCAGTGGCGTACGTGTTGACGTAGGTGTCTGGCTTACGCACGCCAGTACGCGGCCATTGCCTTGCTTGCGTATCAGTGGCGCGTGCGCCTAAAAATCTCTCGCGGTCCAGACGTTCAGCCGCTGCTGTCAAAGCGCGGTTGCGTGAATCGTCAGTGCCGGTGCTCCATTTGCCCACATCAGTGGACTCAATCATGGCTTCGACGAAAGTGTCAGCTTCCGCCAGGGTTATGTAGCTGTTGGCGTCTGCGCCGCCCGCTGTTGCGTCGATTGTTACTGCCATCGGGCGTCACAGTAGAAGTCTTTTTGGTCGGCTTTTCAGGGACGGAGACTGCCGCTTG